GAGGCGGGTATGGGATATGGTGGCGAAGGCCCAGCGTGACTATGGGAATACGGTCGTGGGGCAGAAGACCCGGATGACCGCCTTCCTCCAGTGGGCCATGGCCGCCATGGATGAGAAGGAGGCTGCCGAATTCAATGAGTACTATGTGAAGATGAGCGGGGAGGCGAACCAGCAACTGGTCGAGCATGATCTGGTGGTGCAGGGCATCATTGCGATGATGCAGGAGAGGAAGCGTTTCGAAGGGTCCGTATACGACCTGTTGAATGCCCTCCTCGTACACCTGCCCCAGGGATTTGACCCCACTCTGGTGCCGAAGAAACCCCGGGGATTGGCTGAGAGGATCAAGAGGGCCGCCCCCGCCCTGCGGGAAATCGGGATTGAGACGCGGAGGGGTGCCCGCCAAAGTGGTACTGGCCGCCGGTGCATCATCTTCGAATGGACTAAGGAAGCGAAGGATCGTAATTACGCCGTGAGTGTTACTAATGGATAATAAGACTACATACCAGACTATCAGTGTTTCCACATCCCTCCACGGGGGTACCATTGGAGAGTATGTAACTGAGGTTGATGCAAGTGTATTGGATGAGACTGGATCCATCCTGATTGAGGCGAGCACTAGCGCGCCATTGACGGTGGATGAGAAGGAGTTGATGCGGGAGGCGGAACAGGAAGCTGCCGGCCTGCCCGCGAAGAGGAAACGTGGCGGCAAGAATGTGCATGGGTTGACGGAAATGGAGGAATCCTTCTGTGCCCACTATGCGAAGACTCGCAATGGTAGGGAGTCCATGCGCGAGGCTGGCTACTCCCTGGGTGCCGGTAACTTCTGGAGTTATCGCCTAAAGAAGATGCTCGCACGGCCAGCCATCCAGAAGCGACTGGAAGAGATCAATACTCTCGCCGCCATGGATGTACACGTAACGCGGGACATCTTCCATCAGAAGATTCTTGCCATCTACGAAAGGGCAATGGCGGAAGGTGAATACCGCGCTGCCAACGCCGCCATGGAACTACTGGGTAAGTCCCTGTCCTTCTTTACGGAGACGAAGCAGAATCTCAATATCAATGCGAATCTGTCCCAGGTGGACCCGGAGAAACGTCTGGCGGGTCTCAAATCCCTGATGAGTGCCATAGGACTGGATAAGTGAACGTAACTGCCGAAGAAATCGACCGCCTCGAAGAAGAGGTAATGGAGTACGCCCGGCATAAGGCCCGGGATAACTTCTACGTATTCGTCCTCCTGATGGCCCCCCTGCAGATCCCGGAAGGCTTCATTAACGGGGAACACATCAAGATCGTATGTGACGCCCTCCAGGAGTTGGAGGCCACCCCCGGCGGTCGCCTGATGGTTACTCTGCCCCCGCGTAGCATGAAATCCGTTCTGGGTAATGTATTGTTTCCGGCCTGGGTATTCGGCCGCAACCCCTACTGGCAGGTACTGAGTGCTGCCCACTCCTCTGAACTCGCGGCGGATTTCGGCCGTTGGGTAAAGAACCTCATTCAGACCATAGAATACCAGAAGATTTTTCCCGCGACGGCCATCGCCCAAGATCGTAAGGCGTCTCACCGGTGGGGCACTACTAAGGGCGGCATTTACAATTCGGCGGGCGTTGGGACGGGTATTGCCGGTAAGGGTGCCCACCTGGGCCTCGTGGACGACCCCCTCTCCGAGCAGACGGCCTTCACCCCGGCCGGCCGTAAGGCGGTGCAGGATTGGTGGGGACCGGGTTTCCGCTCCCGTCTGATGCCCGGCGGGCGTATAGCCATTCTATCCACGCGCTATGGGGAGGACGACATGATCGGTTGGCTCCTTTCCAATGCTCGTAAGGGGGGTGTGGACCAATGGAAAGTGATCAATATTCCCGCCATCTACAATGATGGGGATGAGCCTAACGAACGATCCTACTGGCCGGAATTCAAGGATCTGGAGGAGTTGCGGTCCATCCGTGACGACCCCTCCCTCTCCCGCATGAAGTGGCTAGCCCTCTACCAGGGGAATCCCACCCCGGAAGAGGGTAACATCATGAAGAAAGAGCATTTCCAGGAATGGCCAGAAACTAAACCTTTCCCCAAACTCTTCTCCATCCTGATTTCCTGTGATACGGCCTTCACTGATAAGGAACATTCCGACTACAGTGTATTGCAAGCATGGGGTTGCTTCGAGTCCACCGGCGTTGACTCCCGGGGCATGGAACACAGGGTAACTAATGCCCTTCTGATGGCTTGTAGGCGAGGCAAATGGCTGTACCCGGACCTATTGAAGCAGGTGAAGGAGATCATCAAAACCTACCATCCCGATCGGGTAGTAGTCGAGAATAAGGCTTCGTGCATCGTCCTCATCCAGGACCTCCAATTGAGCGGCATTCCCGTCCATCCCTATACCCCGCAGAAGGGGCAGGATAAGATGAGCCGGGTGCAGGCATCCCTCCGCTTCCTGGATGGCAAGCGTCTATGGGTTCCCGCCGGGAAGAAATGGGTCCAGACCCTGATGGAGGAATGCCTAGCCTTCCCCAACTCCAAGCATGACGACCAAGTGGACGCCTTAACTCTCGGCATCCTCTTCATGCGTGACATCCGGGCCCTCTCGGCCCCCCAATATAGCGCGGAATTGGAAGAGGACACCCCCGTCGTATCGCGCAAGACCTACTGGTCCCGGTTCAAACGGGCAGCGTCTTGATCTGCCAACATATTTCCCGTATACTGTCAACCTATGGATACTGAAATCTCACTCCCCGAGCCTTCCATGGAAGGCGTAGAACTGCTGGAAAATGGGGGTGTAGAGGTAAATCTCGATCCGATTACTCCCAAAATTGACCCCACTACGGTAGCCCATGGCGACAACCTCGCCCTCTACCTGTCGGATGAGGAATTGCACCTCATTGGCTCCACTCTCGTGCAGGCCGTAGAGGAGGATGCTCTCACCACGAAGGACTGGGAGAAGCTTTTCGAGGAGGGGTTCAAGGAATTGGGCCTCAAGATCGAACAGCTCAATGAACCATTCGAGGGTGCCTGCAGCATTACGCACCCCCTCCTCCTTGAAACCATCGTAAAATTCCAGGCGCGTGCCTATAGTGAGACCCTCCCGGCCACTGGCCCCGTGAAGACCCGCCTAGTAGGCGCCAAATCTCCCGCGAAGGAGGCTCAAGCCTCGCGCGTACAGGAATACCTCAATTACACTATCATGGAGGAGATGCCTGAGTACGAGGATGAGCACGAGCGCACCCTTTGGGGCATGGGCTTCTATGGTACGGCCCTTAAGAAGGTCTATCCTGACCACGGGGATAAGACTCCAGTCAGTGAGTACGTCCCTATTTCCGATTTCATCATCGCCTACAATGCAAAACACCTGCGCAAGTGCGACCGCTACACGCACGTAATCTCCCGTCTCGACCATGAACTCCAGCGGGACATGGCCAATGGCATCTATCGTACTGTCAATCTGAGTCCCACCCAACTTCAACGGTCCACCCTGGGTGCCCTGGAAGATCGGGCGCGGGGAATCTCCACCCCCATCAACTGGTCGGGCTACCGCCTCTATGAAATTCATACCGTATACAACATCCCTGGGTTCGAAGTACTGGTAAATGACCAGCCGGTAATGGTCCCTTACATCATCACCGTCGATGCTGACAGTGGTACAGTCCTTGCCATTCGGCGCAACTGGAAAGAGGGCGACCCATCCTATCGTAAACGTGAATACTTCATCGCCTACAAGTTGGTCCCCAGTGCCGGCTTCCACGCCTTCGGCTATGTCCACCTCATCGGCGGACTCGCGGCCGGCAGTACCACGATTCTACGGGCCCTGGTCGACTCCGGTCAGTTCGCCAATCTCCAGGGCGGCTTTAAGACCCGGGAATTCACGAAGAACCCGCGTGGAAATGAGCCTCATGCCCCCGGTGAATGGCGCGATGTAGACATCCCCGGTGCCGACCTCACGAAGGCGATCCTTCCACTCCCCTATAAGGAGCCTTCGCAGACCCTTTACAACCTCCTCATTCAGGTGGTCGCCTGGGGTCAGAAATTTGCCGATAGTACTGAACAGGTCATCGCCGACAGTACTAATTACGGGCCCGTCGGCACCACCATGGCCCTCCTTGATGCCAGCACCAAGTTCCAATCCGCCATCCATAAGCGTATCCACCGGTCACTCAAGGCGGAATTGCGCCTGATTACGGACGTCGTGGCGGAGATGCTCACTACCTACCCTTACACCCCCGGTGAGACCGTCCCCGCTGAAATTGCCATCCAGGATTTCTCGCTAGAAGTGGATGTAATCCCCGTTTCCGACCCGAACATTTCATCGCAGGCCCACCGTCTCCTCCGCGCCACTACCCTCCAGCAGATGGCACAGGGGGCCCCCGGTCTCTATGATCTCCGGGAAGTACATCGGCGGGCTGTAACTGCGATGGGCGAGCAGGATGTCGACAAGTTGATGCCGCCCCCGCAGCAGGCGCAACCTCAGGACCCACTCACCGACATTCAACTGGCCACTAATGGTATGCCGATCAAGGCATTCCCTGGACAAGATCACGATGCCCACATCATGATCAAGAGTGCATTCATCCAGAATCCCGTGGCAGGCGCCTCCCCCCTGATGGCTAATGCCGCCCAGGTCATTACGGCCAACATCCGTGAGCACATGTTCCTTCGATTTGCTGAGCGCATTCAGGCTATGGGCGGCGACCCCGGTCTTGCCGCGCAGCAATTGGCCAAGATGGACATTGCGAAGATGGAGGCGGAAGCCCAGGCGGCCCTACAGAACGATCCGAAGACCCATCTCGCCCTCGCGGAGATGGAACAGCGTAAGATCGAGCATGAGGACAACATGGTCTACAAGGCGTCCCAGCTGGCCATCCGTAACCGCGACATTGACGTCAAGGAGAAGATGGCCCAGGCCGAACTCTTCACCGCTGGCCAGGAAATGGAGCAGCGAAAGAAGGAGCATAAGGACACCACCAATGCCAAGTTGGCAGGTGAGGCGACCAAGAGATTCGTCGCCCAGGCGAAACAGCGCGACGCCACCACTGGCGAGTCCCCCTAATTTCTAGACATTGTTCCTATAATACGTTAAGATTCAAATACTTCCCACTACGGAGTTAACTATGAAGAAGACCGTTAAGACTGGTAAGAGCCCAGTGAAGAAGACCGAGAAGATGCCTCCGGCGAAGATGCCGGCCATGCCATTCAAGAAGGGTGGTAAGGTCAAGGGTTGCTGAATGGTCGCCCTGGCGAACACGTACCACAAGGAAATTGTGGAAATGTTGAAGGGTGAACGGGAGCGTGCCAATAGGCAACTCCTCGCCGGGGCGTCAACCTTTGTGGACTATTCCACGGTGTTGGAGCGTTACCGCACCATCGATGCAATCATCACCCGAATTGAAGCTCTATACAAGAATTTAGGGACTGAAAAGAATGCTTAACCCTGGCATGGGCGCAGGCAACGACCTGCATTTCACCGATATGGACGTACCCGATCCGCCGCTGGATTCCTTCAGGATCGGATTTCATCACGTCCTCGTCCGCCCAATTCCCGCGAAGCCGATGACTAAGGGGGGCATTTACCTCCCCGATCAGACCATGGAAGTGAAGGACATTCTAGGTACCATCGGGCGAGTC